TTTAAATCCTGTAATGGTAAAATTCATAGATGACAAAGGAAATAATAATAGCGATACCAACAGAGTTTCGGAGGCTGTTTGATAATAATTGGCGAGAAGCTGCGGTTTATGGAGGTAGGTATTCTCTTAAGTCTCACACGGTAGCTAGGATACTTTTAATAAAGGCGAGATTAAAGAAGACCAGAATAGCTTGTTTCAGAGAGTTTCAGAACTCCATAGCGGATAGCTCTTATCAGCTTTTAGCAGACCTTATCAAGCTATACGATTTAAGAGACTTTGAGCTAACCAACAATTCAATAATCAACAAGCTGAACGGAAGCGATTTTATCTTTAAGGGATTGTGGAATAACGAGCAATCCATTAAGTCCATAGAAGGTATAGACATCGCTTGGGTGGAAGAAGCGCAGACTGTTAGTGAGAAGTCCTTAGAGGTTTTAACCCCGACAGTCCGTAAGGAAGGTAGCCAGATTATCTATACCTATAACCGCTTGGTAGAAGAAGACCCTGTTCATAAGAGATTAGTCTTAGAAGGCAGACCTAACTCTTTAATAATCAATGTCAATTACGATATAGCGGAGAAATACGGTTGGTTGCCTAAAGTCATTAAGGACGAGATAGAAGATGATAAGAAGAACAGACCCGGACTTTATAAGCACAAATGGCTCGGAGAACCTTTTTCAAGCGAAAGAAAGATATACAAGGATTGGAATGTTATAGATGAGATACCGCACGAAGCAAGACTGGAGAGATACGGATTGGACTTTGGGTATTCCAATGACCCGACATCAATCGTAGCAATTTACAAATACAATAACGGATATATACTAGATGAGTGCCTTTATCAGAAAGGATTGAGTAATAAACAGATAGCTGATGTCTTTAATAATCTCCCTAAAGCCTTAGTTATAGCGGATAGCGCCGAGCCTAAGAGCATAGACGAGCTAAGGATGTATGGAGTTAATGTTCTGCCTTGCGTTAAAGGCAAGGACTCTATTCAGCAGGGTGTCCAGTATGTCCAAGACCAGCGTATCAGTATTACCAGAAGAAGCGTGAACGGTTGGAAGGAATATCAGAACTACCTATGGAAGATTGATGCCAACGGAAGAGTGGTGAATGTCCCCGAGGACATCTTTAATCACTTTATGGACGCAGTCAGATACGGGTTTGATAGTTTTAAGCCTATAATTACAAATCAATTCAAGACCACCAGCAAAGCTTTTATATGAAGATTAGCGACAGAGTAGTAGAAGTCAAAGAAGGTTGTTTGAAAGACCAAATAGAGTTGGTGTCAGGTGATAAGACCTTAACACCGCTTCTTTACAACCAAAGACAGATATTAAGGCGGATAAACTTCTATCTTGCCTCTAAGTATTTAGAGCGAGACGATGACGCTTTGTTTTGGAACTTATCCACCTATCGTATCGTTCATTTCTCTAAGAACATTCAGGCCGACACTAAGGACTTCTTGCCTTATGGCGAAGGTGAACTTAACTTCTTTCAGTCGTGGGCTTTAAGAAAGATGTTCAGGAAGTGGGCGGATGACAATCATTTCTATCTGTTGCTCAATGATACGGCGGAAGCTTTGGCAACTTATGGTTCTATAATCCTTAAAGAGACCAAGAGAGACGGCAAGATATATCTTGATGAGGTTAAGCTGGACAACATTTATTTCGACCAGACGGTCAACAAGGTGAAGGATACGGGTATAGTAGAGATGCACTACCTCACTAAGAGCCAAATCAAACAGAAATATCCTAAAGAGTTTGAGCAGATAGACAAGAAAGAAAAGGGCAACAAGGTTGAGCTATGGGAGTTCTGGGGCTTTTATGAAGGGAAGTATAAGCACTATATAGGTTATGAGTATGGAGATAAGCAGGTTATTCTTTTAGAGGAAGAAGCTAAGAAGTGTATATATCACGATTTCAGACTAGGGAGATATTGCGGACGCTGGCTGGGCGTGGGTGTCGTGGAGAGATTGTTCAAGCTACAAGAGCAAGCCAATAAGCTGGTCAATCAGAACGATGAGGCCAATAACATCGCTTCCTTGCTCCTTTTAAGAAGCCAAGACCCACAGTTACAGGGCAATGTCTTGGAACAGGCGGTCAGCGGACAGATTATTACCTCAACCGATTTACAGACCATTGGAGTTGATAACAGAAACTTCGCTAACTTCGTCAATCAATTACAAATGATAGAAGTGGCGGCGGATAAGCTTTGTTTGACACCTGATATAGTTCAAGGCGAACAGATGCCGAGTGGCACTCCCTTCAGAAGTTTGGCGGTTCAGAATGTCAATTCACAGAACGCCTTTACAGCTTACAAGCAGAACCTATCGGAAGGCATAGCCAAGATACTAAAGGATGTCATCTTACCTTCGCAGGTCAGCGCTTGGAATAAGTCGGATTTCATAGAGATGGCTGAAGATGATGCCGACACCGAGATGTTTGATGAAGTAGTCCTTAACAACACTTTAAGGGATGAGGAGAAGAAGGGCAGGATGATAGATACGGAGTTCGTGGCCTATGTTCAGAACGAAGTGGCTCGCAAGGTTAAACTGGAGGGTAGGAGATTGAAGATACAAGACAACTTCTTCAACTTTAAATGGGGCATTAAGATAACACCGACCAACGATAGCTTTGATAAGCGGACCACCAATGACGCTATGTTCAACGCTTTACAGATGCAAGGTGCTAACCCAGCCAATTCCCAGACGCCTTTGTTTAGACAATATTTAGAGAACAACGGTATCAGCTATTGGAAGCTGACCCCTAAGCAGATGGCGTCATTACAGCAGAACGCTGGAGGTCAACCGGAAGCTAAACAGCCAGATAAACTATTAGCCGAAGCAGGTATATGAACGAATTTATAAAGACACCTTTGTGGCAAGAGATTAAGAGGATAATGAAGGGAGCGATTAAGGACGATATATCCTCAATCAAGACCGACAGGCCAGCTGAACAGATAGCCATTGATGTCAAAGCTATGGAGATGGCCAATAAGAAGTTCTTGAGGGCGATAATTGCGGTAGAGAGGAAAGGGAAGCTTGACGCAGACAATAAGAGTTTTAAGTAGTTTAAAATATTCGAGGCCAGCAAACCTCGGTAAAAACTGATTAACTATGGAAAACGAAGAGCTGGAGGTTCAGCCAGTAGAAGTTGAGGAGACTCAACCAACTGAACAAGAAGCCGCCACTAACGGCGAGACGAAAAAAGAACCTGACTGGAAAGCGGAGGCCCTTAAATACAAGGCCATCGCCGAAAGGAAGGACAAGCAATTGAAACTTAACAAACCTAACAACGAACTGACACGAGAAGAAATAGTGTTGTTGGCTAAGGGCATCGAAGACTCCGACATCACTTATCTCAAAAAGCTACAAGCTGGAGAGAAAGCGATGGGTAAGGAAGTGTCGTTGTCCGAAGCTATGTCAGACCCGTTGTTTGTCGCCTTTAAAGAGCAAAGAGAAGCTAAGGCCAAAGCCGAACAGGCACAGCTTGGAGCCTCTAGCTCTGGGGCAGTCCACCAGGATAAACGATTTGTCAACAACCAGTCTCGGGAAGACCACAAAAAATTGTGGGAAGAAGAGATGAAAAAATACTAATCGTGTAGTTCCTTAAAAACACTATGGCTGCTGGACTTGGTAGTAATAATATGACTACCACCACCAATGCGAGCTTTATCCCGGCTATCTGGGGTTCTAAGCTCAACGATTTTTTTCGCGCTAATTTGAAGTGTGCTTCGTTCTTTGAAGATTTGTCCGATGAGTTGTCTGACGGTGGAAACATCATCTACATCCCGAACATCTCCCAGATGACCGCTGCCACTAAGACCCAGGGTTCACAGGTCACCTTGAACAAGCAGACCGCTGCCAGGATTACCTTGACCATCAACACCCACTATGAAGTTTCCTTCTTGTTGGAGGACTACTGTGCGGCTTTGATGAAGAGGTCTTACAGGATGCAGGAGAAGTGGATGAAGAACGCCGCTTACACCGTGGCCGCCACTTTGGAAGATGCCTTGATTGCTTTGTTCAATGGCTTCTCCCAGACTGTCGGAACCTCGGCTGTCCCTTTGCGTGATTCTATCGTTAGACAGGCTATCGCTTATCTTGATGTTGCGAATGTTCCGTCTGAAGACCGTGCTTTCTTCTTGCACCCGAATGTCGTCTGGAACCAGTTGATGGGTATCAACAAGTTCACCTTGGTCACCAATACTGGTGGAGCCGACCCCGTGTTGAAGGGCGCTGTCGGAACTCTGTATGGTATTCCGGTTATCGTCACTTCTCGCTTGGGCGTCACCCTCGGTCATCGCAACGGAGCTTTGGCTCACAAGGACGCTTTGAACTTCGCTGTTGCCAGAACCGATGGCGGTATGCAGTCCGACAAAGTTAGATTGCAGACCCAATACTTGCAGGATTATCTTGGAAATTTGGTCACCGCTGATGTTATCTTCGGTGTCATCGAGAACCGTGATACTTCTGGAGTTTGGATAAAGGCGAAAAGTTCTTGAGATTTAGGCTAATATTAAAC